AAATCAGTATTATCGAGTCATAGAAAAGAGCTAGATGTAGCTGAAGCATACTTCATAAAGGAGTATGGATGTGGTGGATACTGTGCTGGTCCTGACTCACCTAAACACGGGAAATTTTGTGATAAGGAGGTTCAGTAATGAAGCTATATCGTTTTAAAAATCAAGAAGATGGCAGTATCTATGAAATAGAAGCATCTAGTATTATTAAAGCATTAAGCAAGGCAAGAAAGTGGTTTAAAACTACTCTTGTAATTGCAATTATGCGATAGGTAATGCATTGCCTATTAAAAAACTTGAAAGGCTATCGAAACTAGTATAGATAGCGTTGGGATATTATGAAAAAATGTATAAGAGAGTTTTCCAAGTTTCTCTCTTATATATAATAAATTTAGAGAGAATTATACCTTCCCATAGTCAAATATGGTTTTAAGGTGTTGTTAACCGTAAAGGGACAATTAATTTCTCGAGAAAGCCTTATTGTAATTTAGGAACTATAATTCTCTCTATTAAGTATAAAACAAATGCGGTGTGATGTAATGGTAGCATACAAGACTCATATTCTTGAAGTTAGGTTCGAATCCTACATCCGCAACTAATAAAATTAACAAATAATTCCTTGCCCCGAGGCCTTGTTTCCTCTAATGTTAAACACATCGTATAACAAACAGAGTTTTTTCCTTGGGGCATCAATTTAATACAAATAAGGAGATGCTTATGTATTTAAGTATAATGTTTTCAATGTTAGTTATAAAGACAGATTTTCAAGCTGGATATTTAAGATTAAATGAAATACAATCTATCGAAATGACTGATATTAGTAAAAAAGAGGGCGGAATTATGGCAATTTGGCTCAAAGATAGAAAAGAAGAAATCGTTTATAGATGTAATGATGCCGAATTATGGCAAGAAGCTAAAGATTTTATAGACAAAGAAATCTATATTATTAGCAAGGAAATAAATAAAGCTGATGTAGACTTAAGTAACGACTACAAGAGAGAGTTTTAATGTGTTTCTGGGAAGATAGAGCAGACTTAATAATTGAAAATAAAATCAGGAGAAATCGTTATGTGGCGAAAAAATCAAAAGAAAAAATGTTTCGAAAAAGTAGACGATAAAGAGTTTACAAAAAAAGAATTAATGCTTATTGTATTATTTATGGCAACGGTTGGATTTGTAATATCAACAGGCATTACATATAGTAAATCGATAAAAAATAAAACAATCCTTAAGGAGGGATAAAAATGGCAAATGACAGTAATAATAACGAAAGTAGTAACAATAGAACAATAAACCTATTAGAAAATGGCGAATTCGCTTCAAGAGAAGTAACTTCAACAAATGTTGGAGAATTAAGAAACGAATTAGAAATACCATCATCAGCAAATGTAATGGTATCAGGAACTATCAGAACTAATGATTTTGAATTAGAAGATGGTGCCATTGTAGCTTACGCAAGCAATAATAAAGTAGGTGGATAGTAAACGATAACTTTAAATGAGAGCCAATAACTGGTCCTCCTGGAGCAACAGCACACAAATAAGTCTGGCGGTGAAGGGGTAAATAAGTCTAAGTGATAAATGTTATTATCAGAGCTTGAAAGTATAGCCTCATTATAGCTACTTAGCAAAGGAATATGTGAGGCTCTCATTTAATACAAAGCAAGGAGACGAGAAATGATAGAATTTTACGACGGAACAACAGATATACAAGTAAATAGTTTAGATTATTTAAATAATTTAAGCCAAGAAGAGTTAAATACGATAGCAGTAGGTCCACAAGACAGATTCTTTCAAAAATTAGAATTTATGAATGACCAATTTTCAAGAAATGGAATGCCTCATATTATAGATGTGACTAACAAATGGAATTGGAAACCAGGTTCATATGATAAAATGAAAGAATTGATATATAAGAAACTGGAAATAGCAAAGAAATGTCAAAGTATGGATAGGTTATTTAACAGAACTATGGAAAGAAACAACTATTTAAGTTTTATTAGCAGACAAGCAAGAGAAATGGAGCTAGAAAGAGCTAATTTAAAGAGATTAGGTGTTTCTAAAGATGTAGATACTGATGTTTTTCAAACTAAATGTATTGAATTTGTAGAAACAATACAAAAACAATGTGAATTAGTTGATATAATGACAGAAGGAAATATCAAATTAACACCATATATTCATTTAACACCACAGGAGAGAAATCCTTTTTATTATTTAGATGTTGTAATTAAGAACATGACATTAAGTATATTTAATGGAGATAAAGAAATTCAGAAATTTCCATTAGACCCAATACATATAATTATAAGAATGTCATTTAGGAATTTATTAAATAATAGAGGATTAACTACTGGTAGTGTTAATCTTAATTTCAGAGGTAGATACTTAAGTGATTATTCTTTTCCTTATATACAGCATAGAAGTAGATATTCTAATACAGAGCAATATAGTGTTGTATGTTTAGACTCATACAATGATGACGTTTCAAAAGCATTATCAAATAATGATTACCAATCTTTTGCAATGTTGTTAATGCAATGGTGTCAATATTATAATACGACATATTCTCATCCATATAATTATCCACATATGTTGCATTATGGAATGCCTGATAATATGTCAAAAGAATATTATAATCATTTTGACCATTCTAGTATAAGAGATGCTTGTAGTTCAACTTTAGAAAGAATGTCAAACAAAGAAAATATAACTAAATATCATTTAGATGTATTGACTTTTGAAAATGAAAAATGTAATCAAATAAATTGTCAATTCATTGGTGATTGCAGGCATAATATAAGGGTTAATAATTCATTAAATAATTGGGAAGAATATCACGATTGGGCTGAAGGTGTAACGGGAATGATTCTAGAATATGCTGAAGATTGTCAGCTTTCAGTTCATAATAAAAACTTAATTATTGAAAGAATATGTGGAAGTTGGATAAGTGCAGACACTGAAGATGAAGTAGAGCATTATAATATACTCTTTGTTCAACATCTGATAAGATATATATGTGACTCAATTAACAAGTCAAATTTCTCTTATTTGCGTGATTGGTTAATTGAAAGAGATTTTTATACAGAAACAGATGTAGAAAAAGAAGATAGCAAAAGAATGAGCGAAGAATCAATAAAAGAAGCAATGAAACACTGGGCAAGCCAGGAAGGAGCATAAATGAAGATAGAAGAAATGTTTTATATATCAGAAGATGACTGGTATAAGCTTCAAGCATGGGCTAAATTAGCTTATGATGAAGACAAAAATGAAATATCAGGTTTATTAACAGCAATTCCAGAAGAAGATGGTAGGTTTAAATTGGGAGATGTGGAAATACTTAAGCAAGAAAATTCAGGTTCAAATACTGAATTAGATGGCGATGCTGTTGCAGACTATAAAATGAGACATGCTATGAAATATAATAACAAAGATATGAAATTTGTTTGGTGGCATTCTCATCATACTATGGGAGCATTTTGGAGTGGTACTGATATTAAAGAAATAGAAGCTTGGGAAAATTCAAGCTTTTCTTTAGCATTAGTTATTAATCTAAGAGAAGAATATGTATTTAGAGTAAGTGTATGGAAAGCAGGTAACTTACCTGTCAATCAACACTATGATACTAATCTGACTATCGAAAGAAAAGCTCCTAAAATAGTAATTACTAAAGATATGAAGAAACAATATGAAGAGCTATGCGACAATGAACAACCAATCTATCAAAAGAATGTTTGGACAAGAAATAGTGGTTATCTCAATAATTACAATTCATATCAAATGAATATAGGACAAAGAGAAAACAATCTAAATCTTGAACAATCTTATTCAAAGGCTTTAACAAAAGCTGAAGATATTCAAGATGATATGGTTGCTGGGACTATAAAACTGAAAGAATACAAACAAGAAGTTAAAAAGTTCAACAAAAAGTGCAAAGATAAGAAAATGCCGTTTAAGTTAAAGCTTATTAAGGGTAATCAGCACGAAATTATGTCTCAATTAATGACTATCTTACCTATGGAGTTATTTGAATGGGAAGATAATGATAAAAAAGAGATATGTGAAGGTGGAGCTTTTAATCAATATGGAGGTTGGTATGGCTATTAATATGCGTTCAAGAGGTCTAGTAGACAACTTAAATCAGTTTAATTTCCACATACTTGGTTGCGGTGCTATAGGTAGTGCCGCAGCTACTCAGCTTTGTAGAATGGGAGCAGAAAACTTCTGTTTATATGACAACGACAAAGTTGATACTGGAAATATAGGTGTTTCTCAATATACAATATACGATATCGGTCATGCAAAAGTAGATATGTTAAAATCTAAATTAAAAGATATAAATGACGGTACAGAGATAATGTGTGTTGACGAAATGTTTAATAATTATGTTTATATGAATGATGATGACATAATTATATTAGGTTTTGACAGTATGAAATCAAGACTAGAAGCAGTACACGCTTTAACTGGATGGAAACATTCAAAACCTTATGCTTTAATAGATGGTCGTATGGGAGCAGAGCATTATCAACAATATGTGCTTTTAAAGCCCACATATGAGAAGTATAAGGGTATATGGTACCCCGATGAAGAAGGTATTGTAGTAATATGAGTGGAAGTTTTATAGCAAATGCAGTAAGAAAGATTGCTAAACAACAACCATATGAGGATTTTGTCTCATTCCACTTTCCTACTATGTCAATAGAAAAAAATAGTTGTTTATTTAAATAATGTCACTTAACTTAAGGAGCTTTAAGAGAGCTAATAACTGGTCCAGTTGACCCTGAGTAAACACAGGCGATGGAATATGTGAAGTTCTCTTAAAGCCCTTTCGTTAACTAAAAAAGGAGGTGTGAATGGCACTTAAAAAAGTAAAAAGAAAAGCTATATCAAATAATCCTAAAGTAATGTTATTATATGGAGCACCTAAAGTAGGTAAAACTACAGCTTTAAGTCAATTAGATGATTGTTTAATAATTGATACAGAGCAAGGAGCTTCAATGATAGAAGGATATATTGAAGAAGTTAATAATAGAGAAGAACTAATAGAGATTCTAAAAGAAGCAAAAGATGGACATAGTTATAAATATGTAGCTATAGATACAATAGACAAAATAGCAGATTGGGCTGAAAAGACTGTTTGTCAAGAAGAAAGTGTATCGGCTATAGCAGATTTGGCTTATGGAAAAGGCTTTGCTTTAGTTAGAGAAAAAGTTCTTAATACTATTAAGATAATGAAAGAAATATTTCCTCATGTTATAATCATCGGACATAGGAAATGGGCGAGAGCCGTGGTAGACAGTAAAGCAATAGTAGAACCAGAAAGTCTAGATTTAACAGGTAAGTTAAAGAATATGTTAATGGCAGACTGTGATGCTATTGGATATGTCTACAGAGATGATGAAAAAGGAAAGCTTAAAGTATCATTTAAATCAAATGAAGCACTTGAAGCTGGAAGTAGAAGTCCTCACCTTAAAGGTAAGGATATTGAGTTAAAATGGAATCTAATCTATAAAGGAGACAAATAATGGCGATATTTAAACCAGAGTCAAAAGGTAATTTCACTAACTTTCACGGAGTATGTGAATTTGGATTATTAGAATTCAGAGATAAATCAGCTGATTTTGAATGGGCTGACTTATTTATTGAAGTATTAGTAAAACAAAAAGGAAGTGATTATGATAGAGTATTACAAATTAAAGGTGAATTAGATAAAGAAGATGGTAAAATCACTGGAGGAAGTGCTCTTAAAAGAATGTATCATTTCTTTGACCAA